AGATGTAGTAATTAGTCCAGAGAAGTTTAGATTATTGTGGGATAATAAGGATGCTAAAGAACGTCCTCTAGTTACTGGAGTATATTTTACTACAGATAATCCTGAGGAACCTTTAATGATTCCAATGCCTACAGTATTTAGTTTTGTTAACGATGGAGATGGTGGCTTTGGATTATCCAGAGTGCATCCACTACCTGAGAATAAACTGATTAAGGTAGATGCTGCAGGGTTTGGATTTATCTTAATGCACCGTAGCGTAGTTGAGAAGGTAAGAACCGTAGCACCAGATGGACAGGTGTTTATGGAGATGGGTAGAGGAACTAAGTTTATAGGCGAAGATATATTTTTCTTTGCACTATGCGATAAAGCAGAAGTTCCAGTATATTGCCATACAGGAGCCACTGCTCCACATATGAAACGTTTTTCATTTGATGAACATTATTACAAGGCATTCTTTGGTAAACCTAAGGAAGAGCCTAAGTCAAAACTTATCACCCCTGATAAGAAAATCATTACACCTAGATAGGATAAACAATGCCAACAGGTACCGCAGGTAGCACTCTATGTGCTGAACTGAATCGCCTAGCCAATGGTGGTAACTACCCATTAAGAACAGCATTTAAAGATGAGCAAGGTGCTGCTAATGTTTGGGCTGGAACATCTGGGCTTGGAATAATTGCAGCCTTAAATAAAAAGGCAAGTGCTGGTAGAGCACCTTCTGCTTATAAAGATTTAAACGGTATCTGTAACGAACTAGCAGGAACTACAGGTAAATCTGCAGTCGATGCATTAAGGACTATAGCATCTTGACAACTACATTAACAGATTTAATCAATGAGGTTCAGATTAACCTTGCTGGATATACTTACCAACAAGATAGAGCAACTCACTTAACCAGTGCAGTTAGTACCTTAACATCACCATCTACATCTCCTACTGTATTATCTTTAGGCTCTACTGAAAACCTAGGTAAAGGTGTAGTTGAGATTGACGAAGAGTTGTTGTGGGTAGATTCATTTGACCGTGTTGCTAACACAGCAACTGTATCTCCATATGGTCGTGGTTATCTAGGTACTACTGCTGCTACACACACAGCAGATACTAAGGTTACTATCTCACCTACATTTCCACGTTATGTAATTAAGAAGGCTATCAACGATACTATTAATGCTGCTGGCTCTACTATCTTTGCTGCCAAAGTAACTACCTTTACATTTAATGCTGCTCAAACAACTTATGATTTTGATGCTTTAAATATACAAAATGTTCTTACAGTTATGTGGCAATCAGTTGGTCCATCACAAGAATGGATTCCTGTTCGTCGCTGGTCTTGGGATTCTAAAGCAGATGCTACGGCATTTGGTTCTTCATCTCAAACAATAACCATTGGAGATTATATTACTCCTGGTAGAACTGTAAAGGTTGTATATGCTACAGACCCAGAACCATTTACTACTAATGCTCAAGACTTCTCAACACAAACTGGTTTGCCAAACTCTTGCAAAGATGTAATTGTTCTTGGCGCTTCTTATCGTTTGCTTACCTACCTTGACCCTGCACGTGCTGCTCAAGTTAGCCCACAGGCAGATGAGACAGATAGCAAACGTCCTTATGGTGCTTCACAAACTGCAACAAAACAACTATATGCCCTATATACCCAACGCCTCAACGAGGAAACTCAGAGACAACAAACTCTGTATCCAATTCGAGTCCACTACAGCCGATAGGTAAATAAATGACAACACGCAAATACTCCTCACGCTCACAGCAAACAACCCTTGCTTCAGCGTTAACTTCCTCTGGTACTTCAGCAACTGTAGTATCAGGAACTTCATTACTAGGTGGTGCCACAATATCTGCTGGTCAAACCTTTACGGTGGTGATTGACCCAGATACAGCGCTTGAAGAAATTGTAGATGTAACGGCGGTCTCGACCAATACTCTTACTATTACTCGTGGTATTGATGGCTCATCTGGCGTAGCCCACTCTGCTGGTGCGGTAGTACGGCATATGGCAATTGGTAGAGATTATCGTGAAGCCAATACACACATTGAAGCATCTTCAGGAGTACACGGTTTAACTGGTTCCGTAGTGGGAACTTCAGATACCCAGACTCTTACTAATAAAACAATTGATACTGCAAGTAATACAATTACTGGAGCAGTAACTCTTACTGGTACTCAGACATTAACTAACAAGACTTTAACTAGCCCAACCATTACTGGTACTGGTGCTATCGCAGGTACCTTTACTGGTAACTTAACTGGTAACGTAACTGGTAACGTATCAGGTTCTGCAGGCTCAGTAACTAACGGTGTATATACAACTGACACT